GATTTCCCAAACAACTTCCATCAGTGTAGACTTCATACATGATTTTATGTTGAAATCTCAGATTCAAATTCTAACCTTTTGAAACACCTAAGTGAACCAACTCCAAAACAAAATCATGTTAAAATGACTATTGAAGAACAATATAACCGTGCAAAGGACACCCTCAATGGTAGGCTATTTGCCCCTTATCAGCGCGAAGGGGTGTTATGGATGCTGACGATGGAAGGACAAACATCGGGGCCAAAAGGAGCAATATTATCAGACGAACCCGGTCTTGGAAAAACGATCCAGTTAATCGCGACAATGCTCGGAAACCCAAAACCCCGGACGCTCATCGTCGTTCCGAAGTCCATCATCACCCAGTGGGCAGAAGAGATCAACAGATTCGCGCCAAACTTGACGATCAACATCTTTGATGGTCCAGATAGGAGAATCAAAGAAGCCGACGTGACCCTCGCGCCATATACACTCCTCACAGTGAAAGGGGCAAAAGTTGATACGAAGACAGCTCTCCATATGGTACAGTGGGACAGGGTTATCCTCGACGAAGCCCATGAGATTCGGAACAACAAGTCCAAATTGTTCAAGAGTGTGTGTCGCCTCCAGACCCAAATCAAGTGGATTGTGACTGGCACCCCAGTGTTCAATTCGATGGAGGATTTTGTGTCTTTGTGTACGTTCTTGGGTCTCTCTAAAGTTATTGTCCAGGGTATGACCAACAAGATCAAGGATATCTACATTCTCAGAAGAACAAAGGATGATATCGCTAAAATTAATGAGCGTTTGAGACTGCCCCCGTGTCACTTTGAGAATGTGGAATTGGAAATGTATCCAGATGAGAAGCAGTTGTACGAGATTGTATTTCTCGAGGCGCAGGAGACGATTCGTGATGCCTTCAGACATGCTCAAAGTATGAATGCGAAGAATATGGTCATCTTGGAGTGTCTTTTGAGGGCGAGACAGTGTATGATATGGCCACAGATGTATCTCGATGGTATCGCCAAACAGAATGGAACACAAGCGGAGAAGTGGGTGGGACGATCGAATAAGATGGAGACCCTCTTCAGGATGATTGGAGAACACCCTTCAGAAAAGTCTCTCATTTTCTGTCAGTTCAGGGGTGAGATGAACCATATCCAGAAGAATATCCAACGACCAGTGTTTCGAATCGATGGATCGGTCCCAAAGGATGATCGTGTCAAACAGATTGAGGGTTTCAAAAAGGCTGCACCAGGTGCGGTATTCATCATTCAGATTAAGAGTGGTGGTCAAGGACTCAACCTCCAAGAGGCGACTCGTGTGTATATCACAGCACCATCTTGGAATCCTGCGACGGAGCTTCAAGCAGTCGGGCGTAGTCATCGAACTGGTCAAACCCAAGCCGTTTATGTGAAGAAGTTGGTATACAAGGAATGTTCGCGTTTTGTGAGTGTTGAGGAAGAGATGATGGCGCTCCAGGGGCATAAATCGATCGTGTGCTCCAAAGTGCTCAACGATGAACGAATTGAAAAGCAGATCCCAGTGAACAGGACGAGTGCTAAGATTTCAATCTTGGACATCAAGAAAATTTTCAAAGCGTAATATAAAAGATGATTGGTTCCCGCGCTGAAGTTTTCCATGGCACTGCTGACAAGACCTCTGGTGGTCTCGCAAAGAAAGATCTCATTATGAAGGAGGGTCGTATCATTTCCAAGGCGGCGAGTAAGGCGGCGAAGAAGTCCCTGAAGACTAACCCCAAGTTCCAGGCGTTCATTGACATCGCGAAGGAGAAGTCCGAGGCGAAGGGTACTTTCTGCCTTGTCCCCTCGAAGAAGACCAAGACCTACAAAAAAATAATCAAGGATAATAAGTAAGAATGACTCTCGCAGACTGGTCAGAATCCGTAAAAATGGCTAAGATTAAGATAGGTGTGGACCCAAAGAAATTTACCAGGGTAGATGGTAAACTTCTTAAGGAGGCTCAAGCTATTTATAGTATTTTACTTTTTAATAAATCTAAATCTTAAATTGAAATCCCTTAAGATTCTGTGGCTCATAGATGATAAGTTGACTGAGCTTCCAAGTACACCCGAACTTTCTGTTCAAGAAATACACACTGTTAAGTTCCACCATAGCATGTCCCGAATTTCTTGCATATAGACCATTGGTCACTTCATCTTTCATTGGGTTTTTATCTGTGTTAAACACATTTGCCTTGATGTTATCCTCCATATCAATATCAACCTTGACACGAAACTTTGGTTCACGATCAGGAGATTCCTTGACGTTTGAATTGAACATTGGCTTGAGTTCTTCTTTTGTCATCTGACTTCCAAAGATTGTTTCACTTTGACTGACGACTGCATCGATAATCGTATTCTCCAATTCTCGAATTGAGTCATAAAAGTTTTTCATATAACTGTCATCTTCATCGTATCCCTTGATTGCGAAATCAATATTATACTTGGTAGGCCCAACTTCGGGGGTGAAGCCAGATACCCCAAAGGGCATGTACATCCGAGGGAATTGAATACGCAATGGTGTACCCTGTTTTGTTGAAATGACAATTTTACGATTGTTGAATTGGTTGATTTGTAGGTTTTCGATTGCTTTGTCCATGACTTCTGAATACATATCCCTGTTAAACTTTAAGCCGAACACGCTACACAGTCTGGTTCTAAACTGAATTGAATTGGTCGAGCCTTCGCCTTGGATCGAAGATAATACATCCCCGTTTTGAGACCCGATTTCCAGGCATACATATGCATCGATGACAACTTTGACATTGTGGGACTCTCAATGAAGAGGTTCATAGATTGAGACTGGTCGATGAAACGACCACGATCTGCTGCCATATCAATAATACACTTCTGACTGATTTCCCAGACGGTCTTGTAGAGCTTCTTGATGTCATCTGGAATGTCAACGATATTTTGGATGGAACCACCCGCCTTCACCATGAGATCTTTCATTTCCTTTGACCACAGACCCGCTTTCTTCAGGTCATCCACGAGGTGTTTGTTCACTACTACGAATTCACCTGCGAGAGTGCGTCTGAGATAGATGTTTGTTGTGTACGGTTCAAAGCACTCATTATTACCCAAGATTTGAGCTGTAGAAGCAGTAGGCATCGGAGCCATGAGAAGACTGTTGCGAATCCCCTTTGTTTTCACACGCTCACGCATCGCATCCCAGTCGTAGCGACCACTGAACTTCGTGTCACCTTCCCACATATCAGGTTGGAGAATACCTTGGGATGCTGGAGATCCCTCGAAACTCTCATAAGAACCCTGGACCTCAGCTAGTTCAGATGACGCCTCGAGGGATGCGTGGTACATAGTCTCGAAAATATGCGCATTCATGAGACGTGACTCTTCACAATCGAAGGAGAGTCCACAAAGAATAAACACATCCGCGAGTCCTTGAACACCGAGACCAATAGGACGATGTTTCATGTTTGAACGACGCGCCGTCTCGACTGGGTAGAAGTTGCGATCAATGACACGGTTGAGATTCTTCGTGACCACCTTGGTAGCTTTATGAAGTGCATCATAATCGAATGTCTTGGTCTCTTTGTTCACATATTTGGGGAGGGCGATTGAAGCCAGGTTGCAGACAGATGTTTCATCTTTGTCGGTGTACTCAATAATTTCGGTACAGTTCCCTGTGAGGATACCATTAAACACACCACGATGTTTGAGTGGCTCATTGAAACAGAACGTGTCCGCCACGTCACCAAGGTCTTCTACAGATACGATCTTCTCAAAGTGAAGTGCCTGGCGGTTTGGTTGCTGTTGGGTATCAAGGTTAAGACGATTTGTCTGTAAACCAATAGACTTCAGAAGCTCAACACCACCACTTGGAATGAGAAGACGCCACAGCTTTTTGCTGGTGTATCGACCACCTGGCATATCTCTGGATGTTTCATCTCGTGCTACGTTGATACGAGAATTGACACCCATGGTTTGAAGCATAAGTAAAACATCTTTGATGAATTCGTAATGAATAGAACCAATCTGGATAGAAACGCCTCGACCTCCTTGATGTTTGGTGATACAGCCGTCACCATCCATGAAACCAGCCAACCATTCAAGTTTTGTCTTGAGTGAATAGTTCAAGGGTACGACGAACTTTTCGTCGATGTCTTTGGGGAGACGGAGACGAACTCGTTTACACGTATCATTCGTAGAAGCATAATCATACTCGGTGAACTTCACGAGTTCTTTCTTTTCGTGATAGAGATCTAACCACTTCTGTTCGGAGTGTGAATTAGCCTGACAAGTACCATCATTTTCATATTCCTTTTCATTTAACTGGTGACGCATACAAAGGCCATTTTCTTTCGCCATATAAGAGCATCTCTTCGGATTACCAGAAGTTGAAGTTGTTCCATCGGCACAAAAGAGACCATGGGTGTATGCGTATTTCATATTTTTTTCATTTGAATTAATAATGGGTAAAGAGTGCTTAATAATTTTCATATCTTTCTTGAGATACTGAGATTCGATGGGTTCATCCTGACCAACGACCCAAAACTTATGGTAGGGGGTGCATCGAATCGAGAGACCCTTACTTGTGTTGACCGTGAGTAGCTTTTGGTTTTCACCCGTCTTGTGAACAGTGACGTTCGAGAATTCTCCACCGTTCCAAACTTCAACATCTTGATCTTGAAGGTCTGAAATCGTCTGCTGCCCCTGACTCGTAAGAATTTTAGTCTCAGGTGCGACACACAAGTTGGAACTCTTGATCACCCCTAAGTTCTTTTGGTTACTCTTGGCATTACAGGCATCTTTGTAAAGCATATAGGGAGTACCAGTCTCCGTTTGAGACCTAAGAATTGCCTTCCATACATTAGCGGCGGGAACGGTCGAACTGGCGAGACCTTCTTCCTCATACTTTGTGTAGAGAGCCTCAAACGTTTCACCGTAGCAATCGGAGAGACCCTTCGCTGTGTCCGGACAGAAGAGTGACCAGTTGCCTCCCTCTTCGACCCGTTTCATAAACAGATCAGGAATCCACATGGCAGAGAAGAGGTCGCGGCAGCGCGCTTCCTCGTCACCCTGATTGAGGCGAAGTTCAAGGAAGTCCATGATGTCGGCGTGCCATGGTTCCACATACACCGCGATTGAACCCTTGCGACGACCAGCTTGATTTACGTAACGAGCAGTTGCGTTGAAGACACGAAGCATCGGAATGATACCATCCGATTGACCGTTGGTTCCCCGAATACGTGACTTGTTCCCTCGGATATCATGAATGTGCATCCCGATACCCCCAGCCCATTTACTAATTTGCGCACATTCGGTTAGGGTTTCGTAGATACCGTCGATGGAGTCTCCCTTGTTCGCGATGAGAAAGCAGGACGACATTTGGGGTCGAGGCGTTCCCGCATTGAAAAGGGTCGGTGTGGCATGGATGAATAAACCACGAGACATCATATCGTACGTTTCGATGACTGAACTTATGTCATCACCGTGAATCCCGATTGCGACACGCATAAACATGTATTGAGGGGTTTCGATGAGTTTACCTTCAACTCTCTGGAGATAGCTTTTCTCGAGTGTCTTGAGACCAAAGTATCCAAATTCAAAGTCTCTATCAACATCGATGACACCTTTCACCTGTTGAGCGACTTCGACAATTTGATCGGTGACAACACCAGCTTTGTGAAGCTTTCGCATGGCGAGATGGAAGTTATTGGGACACAATTTATGAATGTTACTCGCTACGATGCGAGTCGCTAACGTTTCATAATCAGGGTCGGAGGTGATCATACCAATACAGATCTCAGCAGAGAGTGTATCAATTTCCTGGGCGGTAATATTGTCATACAGGGAAGAGAAAACCTGTTGTGCAACCTTAGTAGAATCACATTTTTCAGAGAGTCCATACGTTAAGTTCTTGATCCTATTGGTGACATTGTCAAATTTCATATCCTCAATACGACCTGAGCGTTTAATGACCTTCATATATCTAAGGTTCCAGTTTTATTTTTAACTTACTTCTTGCACTCGAGATCCTTGCTCCTCACAGCAACAGTACCGAAAGTCTCGAACTTTCGGTTAGGTTGGAGAAGATAGGTGTTCACGAAGAATGGACCTTGCTCTCCAGCCTTAGCCACCGGAGGGTAGGAACCCACGAAGCAGGCTGGGGGTTTGCATGGAATTTCCTCGACATTGTTTGGTTTGTTGGCATACGCCTCGTCGAAGTCAGCGATGTTCAGCATTTACTATTTACACACAATTTTTTTCTGGGGATATATTAAATGTGTGACAACCTCCACCTTGATTCTCTCAAGCAGTGTGAAACTCCACTGAACACTTTGTTTTTTTCAGATTTCAATAAGAATCTTATTCAGCGTGGTGTTCGTCAGACTTTTAAGAACAAAAGTGGTATCGCCATAGATTACCAAAACCCAGATGATATGTATGCCATCATGCGTGTTGTCTTCATTAATAATTCGGGTGACCACTATACTAAAATCAATGAACAGGTGAGATATATGAATATCAAAGTTATCGATACCTCAATCTCCCAAATCCAAACGGGTGTGTCCCAATACATTGCGTATGCGAATGACATTGATACGACTCGTACACTCATAGACCAACCCATAAACACCAGTACCGTTGGCAAAAAAATTGATTTCAATAATAAAATCGGATTCAATTAAAGATTGGAATCTATCGTAATATAAGTAATGAGTTTGAACTACTATAAATACGAGACTGAGAAAGTGTGTAAATCTAAGGGTTGGGATAAGGTGGCTGTAGACACAGTATGGCTTCTCCTGACAGAAGAGTTTGGAGAATTGGCATCGGCCATTCGACAGTACAAGAAGACATTCAAAAAAATGAATTTGAAAAAGGAAAGGGGTACGGATGTAATGATGGAAATGGGCGACGTATTCAGTTACCTCTTTCAACTAGCTCATATGTTAAACGTTGATCTAGATAAGATGTGGCAAGAACATCGGTACAAGATGCGAGACAAAAAATATAATCTGAACTAGTAGTAACAACGATGAGTGAACATATGCTCAACGATGAGTATGCCATCGATGATGTCAACCCATTTGTCCAACACGATTTTTCCCTTCCAGGTGGCATTCGACAGACGGGTGATTTTAGTGATTTTCAGGAAGTAACTTCGCACACAGATTTAGATCACCGAGAAAAGAGTGTTTTTTGTGAGACTAATGCCTGTAAGAGTGAGACTGAACCATGTATGATCTCGAAGAGTGTTCACCCTATGCGTAACATCGATACAGGTTTTACTTGCAAAGATAAAAAACGTATCACGGTTGGCATATCTAAAAAGTCACGAATGTCTTACATTGGATTATTTTTTATCATCTTCTTCATTACTTTAATTCTATTATACGCAAGATATTGAAGAAGTGTGTGAGACGTGATGTACTCACACACATTTGAATGGCTTCAGGTAAAGTCTTTTTACAAAACTTTTTAATAAATACCATCTGCCAAGCACTCTCCATATTTACACGGGGTGGTTGGAATGTTGGATCAAGGATTTTAATGGCGTGCGCGATGCGAATATATGTGCGATCATCTTGGTCGGTCATAAGAACAGTATCCAATGCGAGTTCAGCGAGTCTCTGTTGTACTTCGATCGTTTTACTGACCATCGTGTCTAGAAACTTATCATACTGAATGTCCCTCCCCTCACTTTGAATTTGCAACCAGTCTCCTAGGGGTTCTGCATTAAGATAGTCCGTGAAAGACGTATAACCCTTAGTCTTCGTGTACTTATCGTAATATATTTCGATGTAAGCTAGGTCAGACTCAACATCGTGAATAGCCCTGGCAGATTTTAAAAATGAAGTCATCTAAATGAAGGTCTCACAATCTCTTTAAACACCTAAGTGTGTCACCTATAATGTAAAAAGTATGTTCAAAAATGTATTCAACTATTGCAAATAATAGTTTTTCATATCTCCTCACCCTAGATGATATGCGAAAAGCTTTACCAGACGAGACCCGTCCTTCATGGGTCAAGATCACCACGATCACGATGGTCTCAAGTTTTGCACAGACCATTGATATTAAAAGGCTTCGTGAGACATTTGAACGGGTTGGATCGTATCGTCTCAAACGAAGTGGAACCACCACAGATGGATTTGAATGGAAGTTGAAGCCAACGACATTTTATAATCAGGTAACACTCACCTATCACGATAGTTACAGTACCAAATCTGTCAAAGTGTTTCCAAATGGAAGTATCCAAGTCGCAGGATGTTGTGACCTCTTTGACTGTAAGCGTATCATCACACAACTCATCTACATCTTCAAAATATTTTTGGAAATTGATATCGGTATATCAACCGATGCTTTCCGTGTGGTGATGATCAACTCAAACTTCAGTCTCAACTACAACATCAACCTCATGAAAGTGGCTGACTGGTTTGAAGAGTACGATGATATCTTCAAAGTATCCTTCGAGCCGGATAGATACTCAGCCGTCAAGATCAAGTTCAAACCAGCAGAAGACATGAAGGAAATTACTTGTAGTATCTTCAGTACTGGTAAGATTATCATAACAGGGGCGGAGACTCTCAAAGAAATTGCATTCGCATATAACATCATCAACCAGCACATCAATGAGAGACCTGACATTAGAGTGTCGAGAACTGTGGAGACTGATGTCTTTGACATATTTTTAGGATACAGGTGTGAGCCAATGATTGAAACACTCAAAGCAAAAGGATTTCAATCTTGGATGCAGACGATCACCAATAGACAAATTAATTTCTGATGTAATAATAACAAAATGTCTCAACGACTTGGTATGGCCGATGGTAGGTGTTTCACCATACAGACTTCTGCCCAACTTTTCAACAACTACGTGATGAAGCAAAACAACATTACGTTCGAGGACAACTACTCGTACCGTAAATTACTTCAGACCCAGGGTCCCAGTATTCTCTCCAAGGTACAGGAGGAGCAGGGTAAAGCGAACTGTAACAACTGTGACAAACCTCTTCTCAAGATTCCCGATATTTACTAACTGAGCTAAATCACGAAAAAAACTTTAACCCCATACTCTAGAATGTCAACATGTGCCATATGTCTCAGTGAAGTCAAATCGACGAGGACAAACCCTCCGATTCGATGTGGACATGTGTTTCATTCCAACTGTCTAGAGAAATGGAAAGACCAAGGTAAGAATACATGCCCAACATGTAGAAAGGTTTTTGATGCTTCACAATTTAAAATTGTCGTCACGATTCAAAACAATTACACAGCGACGGGGAACTCTGTGTCCTTGAATGAAGAATCGATATTCGATGTATTAGATCTCTTTGATATCAACTTCGATGTCGAAAATCAACCAGATTTAGACAGTATTCTTGATGACCTTGGGATGAGTCTTACCGACTTTGATTCCTCGATTCTTGACACAGAATGAGCTGCAATACGTTTCATAATTCAATCCAGGATAGTTCCTTGAAGCCTTTCGAGGATCCGTAATAGCCTTACCTCTTGCATCAGTCAGAAGTGGACCAGTCGCCCACCCACGCTTGTGACTGAATACATTCGATTTGAAAATGATACGTTTACCAACATTGAATGGCCCAGCCCTCTTTACCCTAGATTCTGGAACTTTGAAAAACTTGACTACAGATGCCACAGTGTCCCCAGGTTTGATCTTGTATTCAACAACCCCATGCTGTTTGTAGAAGTGAAAATCTCCTTGACGGATATAGTTTGATGGACGCCCAGGAGAAACGAACATCATAACTTTATAGTATCCCTTTTTACATTTCTCATTAGCTCCTGCTTTGTAGACAATTTTGGGATTGTCTGAAACAACGCGCTTTGGGAGACTTGTACAGTGTGTGTATGAATGATTTCCATTCGAGAGTCCAGACCGATCACCGGGAATGGACTTTTGCCACCTATAGGCTTCATAATCACCAACGGCATAGGCATAACAGTTGTTATTTCCTATACCTTTCTGGGAACCCCACCTCCGATCGGTGTACTTACTCTCAGAACCACTCAGAGGGAGTACCTTCATTTATAATTGATACAGAAAAAAATCTCCACTTGTAATAAATGATTCAAGAAGTAACCAAGGCCAAAACTCGCTCCGAAGCACTCATGGAATTTCTGGTGTTCGTGCTGACCATTCTCATCAGCACATTCCTTCTCCGTGTCGTGTGGAACAGGTCTCTTGTGAAGCACATCTCCGTTCTCAAGCCCATCAACACTATGTTGGACGCTTTCGTCCTCGCCCTCTCTCTCCAGATTGTGCGTGGCATCTAATTTCATTATTGATAAGTTGATACAATCAACTCTTGAATAATAAATGTTTACATCTCGGTGTATCCGACAGACGTTTCACCATTGGGACCCTTGAGGGTGGGGAAAGCATCCATGCCATCACACCCACCCTCATCACAATTCACAAATGTATGGGGCTTTCCATTCTTCTTCATGTAGTCAAGTTGTTTGACTGTCCAACCACAACCCATAGTTCCGAAAACAGTCCATTTCTTACCCCCACCAGTGGAGGATTTCTTCTTGGTCTGAATAAGTATGACAATAGCGATTAGCGCGAGAATGATGAAAGCGATCATTATTTAATATAGGTTACTATTATTTTCTACGAATGATAGGCTTTCGTATTTTAGGTGTAGCTTTTAGCATAGCAGCTGCACGAGCGATTGCAGCTTTTTTATCGACTGGAGACTGAAACTTCTTTTTGGGAACCATTATGACCACAGGTTTTTGGGGTTTGATGACTGGAATCACGAGTGGTGCACTCTTCTCACCCGTGAAAAAAGACTTGGAAAGAACTTCCTCGAAGCTCAAATTCACCGTCTTGTTACCCCTCAGCCTATAGTTCTTTACAACATTCGAATTATTTACAAGATACTTGTCTGGTAAAAGAGACTGCACAAATGTTTTCACTATACGTTCCGTCGTGGTCCGTGGTTGTCGAACCATGGCGTGTATGGAATTTAAGAATGCGTGTAAATCGTAGTGTTTGTCAGATTTCCGGGAGATACCAATGTTCTTGTATTGATTGGTATTGATGAGGGGGTTCTTAATTCTTGGGAATACAGCAAACCCAAAATCAATTATGACAGCTTCAAAACCTGCATTCGAAATTGTGAATGTCTTGTTACTCAACTTGATTTTCATATCCTTTGTGGGCACTGGACGCACCAAAATATTTCCAATGTGGATATCGTGATGACGGAACCCTGGATACTTCTGTTGAATACGGTAGAGGTTATAGATTACCTGTGTCATGACTGATTTGATCGCACTGAGTGTAGGTTTGTTCCACATCCACTCACCCAACTCTTTACCATTCACGTACTCAGAGTAGAGAATATCCTTACCATCACACGATTTGTAGAGGTACATCTTGGGAACCCCAAAACCTTCCAACTTTTTCGCGATGGTAAATTCCATCTTTAGATTCATTTCATCGAAGATATTTTTGAAAATTTTTAACGGTACATTATTCGTCTTTTCACTCAGTGAAGGTAGTCTGACTTCTTTATAGACGATGTACTTTTCACACCCCTCATCTACACACCCACGATACACTTTACCGTACTTACCTTCACCAATTTTTACAGCTCCCTTGGTCATTGAACCATTTTCCCTTTTCAACCAGAGGTGTGACGCAGGAGCACACGCCTTCTTACCCCTAAGAAGTTTCTTCACCTGAGCGTTCATTATTATATTCGTAAGAAGATTGTTTCATCTTACCAATGAGGAATTTTAGGACGAGTCCATTAGGGCTCGGAACTTGGATTTATTTACTGGTCATCAACCTCGTCGACTTCATCTTCTTCGACCTCAACATCAACTTCCTCATCGGGAAGATTGAGACCCTGGAAAGCAAAGGAGGGAAGCTTCGCAGACTGCTCGAGAAGAACCTGTTGGAGACGGATTGTTACACCGAACTTGTTATCGATGAACCAGATCTGGTTGAGATCGACGATCGCCATACACTTCTGCCCCTTCTCAACAGTGTCGAGTAAGACCGACTGCTTAGTCATAGAATACGCCTCTGGTACGAAGGTGCCGTCAGGCTTGGTGAGGATCTTGAGCTTGATAGTAGAGGGGTACTGCTCCTTACCAGGGCGGATCATAGGCTTGTAGAGCGCCTCCTTGAGGACTGCTACATTGAACTCCTTACCGAGCCACTCTTTGGAGTTGGCAGCTACAGTGTTCACGATGATATCGTCAAGTTCCTTGAGCTTGTCGTGAACTTCCATAGCCTCAGCGTTGTCACTATCGAAAGATAGATCGAGAGAGTAGGAAGTGCGTCCAGTACCTTCATCAGTGAAGGCGCTCATACCGTAAGGAGAACGCATGAAAGGAAACTGGATGTAGAGTTTCTTGTTGTCGCCGGCGTTGAGGTAGACGGCTTTACCGCCATTTTTGTTTTTGCGAAGTTTCGAGAATTGCACAGAGGAGGCAGAGAATTCGGTAGATTGCTGAATAGAGAGCGACATTGTTGGTTGGTTATATTTATATTAGGTGGTTCGACTTTAAGTTATTTTTTTTTGTTGATATATATCAAAAGTAATCATGGGTCTATTTAAAGACTGTGGCTGTGGCTGCAATGGTAAGAAGCAGCAAGAAAAGTTAATCATTTCCATCATCTCGGGTCTCACATTTTTCGTCGTTGCGAACCCCGAGACTTTCCGCATCGTCAGGCGAATCTTGGGTTCTTGGATCTCCACCCCCACTGGGTGCCCCTCCACTCTGGGTCTCCTCGTACACACCCTCGTATTCATCCTCGTTGTTTGGGGTATGATGAACATCAAGAAGGAAGGTGGTGGTTGTGGCTGTGGTGGTAAAAAGAAGAAGAGTGGATGTGGATGTGGTACCAAGACTATTGTGGCTGCCCCCCCTAGCATGGCTGATGCACCCGATCCCAAACCCGATTTCGGTGAACCCCAAATCGAACTGACCAACAGTGGTCGTACCCTAGAGCCCATGGACGTGTCCTCGGATGGGGTCCTTTTCAATTAAATAACAGCATTTTCCAGTCAATTTTGTAAATTGATAGCAAAATGTTTAAAACTCCTCATCGAAACCGATTTCATCTGAGGTGTCATCCATCTTTCCGTAGTCACCCACCCGCTTCTCAAAGAAGTTTGTCTTCCCATCTAGGGAAATATTTTCCATGAAGTCGAAAGGATTTTTGGAGTTCCAAATTGGGGGTTGACCAATCTGTTTAAGTAAACGATCAGAAACGTACTCGATATATTCTGACATCTTTTCGGAGTTCATGCCAATCAGTTTGCATGGAAGCGCATCTAAAATGAAGTTCTTCTCAATTTCGACAGCCTCTTTGATGATTGTATGAAGTGTCTCCGTCGACGGTTTGTTACGGAGTTGTTTAAATAATTCGACAGCAAACTCTTGGTGAAGCCCTTCATCTCGAGAGATGAGCTCATTACTAAAACAGAGACCAGGCATGAGTCCTCTTTTCTTTAGCCAGTAAATGGCACAAAAACTTCCAGAAAAGAAGATGCCTTCGACACAAGCGAAAGCGAAGAGACGATCAGCGAATGGGCGAGATGTGTCGAACCATTTCAGAGCCCAGTTGGCTTTTCTTTCGATACAGGGTACAGTTTGAATAGCCTCAAAGAGTTGTTTCTTTTCAATAGGATCTTTGATATATTTATCGATAAGTTTGGAGTAGGTCTCACCGTGAACCATTTCATTGTGAGATTGATAGGCATAGAATGAGCGAGCTTCAGATATTTGCACCTCATCAGCAAAGTTGTTATTAATATTTTCAAAAACGATTCCATCGGACCCAGCAAAAAACGCCAGGATATACTTTATAAACTTCTGTTCATTATCATTGAGTGTTTTCCAGTCGTCCATATCCTTAGATATATCTACCTCTTCAGCAGTCCAATTGGACATTTGAGCCTTCTTATAGAGTTCCCAGAGATCTGGATACTTCAGGGGGAAGACAGTGAATCTGTTTAGGGTGGGGGCGAGAATTGGTTCGTATTCATCTTCCATGTAGTCTTGAAAATCAAAGTATGTTCCGATGTGACGTCCGTCGATAGATATTTGAGGGTAGGTTGTTATGTTGTCACCACATAACCGTTGGAGTTCTTCTTTGTCCACCATTACCTTTTCGTGGTCGAGACCCTCCGATTCACACAGGGTCTTCGCGTGGTCGCAATACTGACAGCCTTCCTTCGAATAAATAGTAACTTTCATCTGTGATATTATCCCTTATATTTTTTTGGTTGAAAACTCTAAGCATGATTGTGCCCTCTGAAATAAATCAAAATGATATAGTCAAAGTACTAGTTAACGAAGATGGTGTAGAAGACGAAATGTACGGGATTGTTGGTATGAACACTGGCAATACTCTCGGCCTGAGATATCTCAACCCCACTGAACTTTTTTATAAGAATGCTTGTGTATACGAACTGGAAACCGAGACTCTTTCTCCCGCACCTTATGAAAGTTTGATGGAACACTACCCAAGTGGAACAACATTCTCTGATCTTGAAATGAAATCCCTCGGTATGAACAGATTTGCAATGTACAGTGAAATCGATGTCGAAGACAGTGACAGTGACTTATATGATGAGGGTGCTGAAGACGAATCCGACCTCGAAGGCTTTGTCGTCTCTGATAGTGAAGTCGTAGGTCAAGATATTGCCTTACCCCCTGGTCATAAAGCGATTGATAAAGAATGGAATGAATGGGAACCCACCACTTCTGGTGGAAAGAGTTTCAAGGAAACTATCGATCTCATCGAAAGTCGTGTCAGACGCCTAAGTCAGTGATGCGTTTTTTGAAAGTCTAAAAAAGGTTGCTACATTCAAAAACAATGCTAGCAACTATATGGTCCGAACTGGACGCCCTATTACCAAAGAAACCCGATGAAAAGCCAGTGAATACTCATTTATGTAAAAAATGCTCAAGTGTAAAAGTTATCACCAGAGAAGGATTACCAACATGTTCAGAATGTGGACTCGTTGATTCCTATTTTGTGGATGATACCGCAGAATGGACCAGTGGTGTGACCGATGACGGAAAAGTGAATGACCCGTCGAGATGTGGCAACCCAAATGCAAACCCAGAACTCTTTTCACAGAACTGGGGCAAAGGAACTGTCATCGCGACACAACGTGGATCTACGTACGAAAACAAGAGGATGGCGAAGATTAACTTTCATATGTCTATGAATCATAAGGATCGATCTCTTTTCCATGCGTACAAAGACATCGATGAAGCGTGTCACACTTTACCAGATTCGGTACTCAAAGATGCAAAGATGATGTACAGGAAATTCAATGGTGAAAAATTGACCCGTGGTGCAGTGCGTCTAGGTATCAAGGCGAATTGTGTACTTTACGCATGTCGTCTTGCCCAAATTCCTCGAACAACTAAAGAAATTGCGGATATGTTTGGTATTCAATCCAAAGATGTAAGTCGAACAACCCAAATATTCAAAGACAATATTCTCGGTGCGACCAAAAAGAACTATGTGACGAAAGCGTTTGATGTGATGCAACGACTTCTAAATTCTTTCAGTGTCACACGAGAAGAACGCCTCGGATGTAACAAAATGTGTAATGCCACAGAGGACTGTGTAGATCTTATGAGTAAGACTCCAAACAGTGTGGCTTCTGCGATTATTTACATCGTACTAGGAGATAAAGTGACGAAAAATGAAATGTGTGAGAAATGTTCAGTGTCCATTCCGACACTGAATAAGATTGAGGTGATTATAAAAAAATACTTAGAGGCTACGTGTGAAAAATAGTATATGAAGAAGTTGTTTCTTTCAACACCCTGTTATGGTGGATTATGCTTGGAAAAGTATATGACTAGTATTATTAGACTTCAACTACTTTTAATAAAAGAAGGAATTCAACTCTATCTCGACACGACTGAAAATGAATCTCTCGTACACCGTGCTCGTAATGTAGCTGTAGGACGTTTTATGCAAAAGACTGATTGTGAACTCTTCATGTTTATTGATGCAGATGTTCATTTCGACCCCGAAGCGGTCGTGCGTCTCGTTAATTCTGGACACGATGTTTCCGTCGCGTGTTACCCAAAGAAGGTTGTCATGTGGGATCAAGCTGCAAATGCTGTAAAGAGGGGTGACGACCGTGATATGTCCATGCTTTCCTCAAGTCTCGTGATCAACTTTGGTGCAAACAAACGCCCTATTGAGAATGGATTCATCGAAATTCTCGACGGACCCACAGGATTTATGGTTATCAAGAGGTCGGTATTCAAAACCCTAGAGGAAAAGTTTCCAGACCTGTGGTGTAAGAATGATCACCAAAACCGAGACTTTGATGATTATCATGCCTGCTTTGATTGTATGATTGATCCAACGAATCGTAGATACCTTTCTGAGGATTACGCATTTTGTCGCCGTTGGCAACAAACCGATGGGAAAATTTATGCCGATGTGAATACCACACTTGGGCATGTCGGAAACTTACCCTTTTCTGGATGTCTCAATGATAGGCTTAAGGCTTAGAGTATAGACTGAGCTATGAAGCTTGTGACAATCATAGTCACTCGATCTAAATCCTGTCATGTGAAAACACTTCATACCGTTTTACGTATGACTATGAAATGTCTCGAAAGAAAAGTGGATAATAAAATTGAGTATGTCAATGATGACACATTGGATAAGATTGAAAAAATTCAAAGTTATATGAAATCTCACGATCGTATCATCTTCATCGATTTTGGTATTAATATGGATGATGAATCGATGAATCAATTTTTTGAACCACACGATGGTGTAGGGTGCCTAGTGTTTCCAGGTGTAAAGGATGGTATTGATTGGGATCTTTTTAAAAAGAAGGTTCGAGAAAATTCCACCGAACCAGTTGGACAGATGGGGCTTCACTTTGACACGGTTGTAGGTAGTGCAATTTCTAAAGATATTCGTAAAGTTGATTCAACCACAGCGAAAGCGTGGATGATGAACACAAATAATGTTTTGAAAAATATCAAAGATAAGAAGACTGGAAACTGGAAACTGGCTCCAGATATGTTTCAGAAACTTTTACAACAAGGTGTTAAAGTTTATGCATTTACGGCAGCTAAGTTGACAATGACTTATACGCATGAATGTATCAGTAATATTCTCAACGCCGCAGGTGTCAAAGTAAATTAAAGTTTAAGGTTGAACATAAAACATGTCCACCCCACTTCACAAATATGTCATAGACTTTATACATGCTCGATGGGGAAGTAAAGAGTACTTTCCTGGACCACAGCCAATCTCGATCGAACATAGACATTTCCCTATACTCAAAGGGGGTGATTATGTAGTCTGTGAAAAGACGGATGGAGAACGACACATGATGGTTGCGCTCACGTATGAAGGAAAACGAAAATGTCTATTTGTCAATCGGGCTTTTAATATGTTTGAAGTTCCTATCAATTTGAAGAAGAATGTATATGATGGAACGATTCTTGATGGTGAACTTTATGAAGGGACGCTGATGGTCTATGATGCTGTCCTTGTGGCGGGACAATCTGTGTGGAACAAGAATCTCACAGAACGCCTTGATGCCGCGAGGGGTTTGATGAAGTCTGTGATCTATATGAAATCAGACCAATATCGTCTCAAGTGCAAGACGTTTCATCATATGAGAGATTTTGAGACGTTCATGGATGTGTATCTCCCAACAGTTGATCAGAAGATTGACGGTCTCGTGTTCACCCCTATCAATGATCCGATACGTATTGGAACACATGAGACAATGTTCAAATGGAAGCCACAAGAGAAGAATACAGTGGACTTTCTCATGAAGAGAGAACCTTCGAGAGAAACACCAGGGTTTAAACCAGGTATACCATCATGGCGTCTGTATGTACAGGAAAAGGGGAAGTTTTATTTTGAGAGTGAGATTCCTCACAATCGTATGGAAGATGAACCCTGGTTCGAAGATGGTGCCATAGTTGAATGTAAATATGTAACTTGGGAAGAGCCGATGTGGTGGAAACCCCTAAAGAGGAGGACGGATAAGACACACCCCAATAACCGCCGAACATTTTACCGAACCATCGTGAACATCAAAGAGAATATTAAGATGAAGGAGTTTTTAGATTGTAGACCATGAAATAGTGACCAGCCTCGTCAGGAAGTGGGTGTTCTCGAACACTGTCATCATCCGCCAAAAACCATTTGTTTCTACGCTTTATCATCCCCACATAGTGACCATCATTTTGATTACCGACATGTACAGCACTCGCGATGAGATTGTATTCATACTTGTCGATGATGATATTTTCTATGATTTGAACATGACTCTTGCGATCGAATGAAACCATGAGAACTTGTGGCAACTTTGAAAAGAGCATACGAGTTGTCGCGACATTGTGCACATTACCTTGGGTATCTTCAAAGTTTTCGAGTACATTCCAATTTGTACTTTTTTTGAGCATTTCACTCATATCCTTTCCCTCAGATGTTATCAAATGAACGCTAAAGTCCTCTTCATTTGATGATTTTCCACCCGGCCAAACCGTTTCTTGAACCTTTTTACCATAGAACCAATGCTTGATTTCAGGTCTCGAAGTCTCGAGGATATCGATTATACACAATATAGTCTCTTGTACATCATGCTGTTCGTTCGATCTAAACCGAGGAAACCTTATTCTAAATTCTAAAAGAAGTGAATGTACGTCAACGTTGTCCTGACCTTTAGTCCAGAACGTCTTCACGAATGTCCCATATGTTTGGGTGAATGCACAATCACCTTTATATGGTTCCTTAATGAAGTAGTTTGTCAAAGCGGGGATGTGCAATAGACATTGAAGGGCTGTGTTGAAATAACAAGTATTTCCACGATTTTCGAGACCCTTCATTGAATTTTATGTATAAAAAAGGCTTAAGAGAAAGACGCATTTGTAAAAAGTTAAGAAAAATGAATCTCACCGAAAGAGTACTCCCGATTTTCGAAGCCCACAAGGGTGAAGGTGACATCGAGGTTGAAATACGTCTCGGAAAACATAATGGATCCTTCTTTGATACGAATGTTGGTAAAGATACTTGGAAACGAGTGCTCCAGGGTCTCAAGAAGTATGATGGATGGGAAAGTGTGAAGATGACGACAGCTGATGTATACTACAACGATGCGAACAATGTTCGTATCACCTGCGACGAAGAGTCTGGGGAACAGACCATGATCCAAAAAATCAGTGTGATCAAGGAAGACTTCAAAAGGGACCCCCTCGATATGCGTTTCTGTGTCGCTCGTGAGATCCCCACCTCTGGGGAGTATGAGATGGATCGTAAGCGGAGCAAGACTCGTCACTCCTTCGTGCGTAAAAACCTGAGTATCGACATGACTATCTCTTCGGGTGACAATGCTGACATGGACTCTGAGGAGGAGGCGAGTTATCAGATTGAGTTGGAGATTGTCAAGCCCTCAGATGTTGATTCGATTTACAAGTTCCAAAATATTCTTCAGAAGATTGATGACCTCTGTAAACTAATTTCTCCGTAAATATAAATGATCTACATTATCCTTGCGATCATACTCCTAGCGTTGATGTACGAGAAGCGTTCAAAGTCTGAGGAAGTTGAGGGTTCCAAAAACTTCTATGTGAGTGAGGGTGCGTCAAAGAAGATGTATCTTCAAATGCACAAGGATGGGCTAGGGCGCGACGCGCTAAAGATGTTTGTTCAACTCGAGGATCAATTTCTCGGAATTGAGCGAACATCTGTGTGTACAGGTATGCCTTACATAGTTCAAGCTATTCTTATTTCTAATAAAATTAAAGAAACATTCCCCAAATATGATTTCTCGTATCACACTATTCATCTCAAACAAATTGCTGAACCAAACAAAATCGTGAATCGCACAATCAAGTGCTAATCGAGTTCAACATATTGAAGAGTTGCCATAGGAGCATTTTGTGCTTGGGACTCTCCATTTCAGTATACCTACCAATAACATGCATGATGAGATTGTTATCATCTTCTTCATTTTCATCACGTTTTAGGTTATTCTTGTGTATGTAGTCAGCAGCTACATAAATCATGGCATCTAGGAACTCTTCGCGTGCCATATGGAGCCAGGAGTTCACCGGTGTGTCATCATCGACCCGAACCCCGTGATTATACTTGGTTAACCCGAACTCTAACCGCTCGGTTAATTCCTTTAGGACGCCCATTTGAATTAGCATTCGCTCGAAACTTTAACCAATACTTCCTATATTCAACCATTCTACTATTAGAGGGGGCTGTCTTCCTACTCAAGATATAGTTGGCAGCCGCACGACGATAGTTGTTCCTAAGGTTGAGTGCGATACCATTGACACTCACAATGTTCATTAGGTATTTCACTTCAAGTTCTCTCCTTCTCTCCATCTTCCAACGGCTGACGACATTCTTCTTTACCAAGTCTATATCCTTTTTGAAAGCGATACCAGTTTTGTTCTTCTTATTGATTATGTTAAGCGCTGTCTTCATATTGCGTACATCCTGGTTGAGATTGGGTTTATATTTCTTCATCCAAGTCTCACCATAGAGTTTGGTGATATCTTTGCGAATCGAGTTCTCGTCGAGACCCCTCTTTTTCATGACTTCACTCTTCTTCACATCGAGTTTCGCATTGGCAACTGTACGTTGTACTTGTCTTTTGCTAGGTTTAGGTGGGGGTGGAGGGGGTTTGGGTTTGGGTTTGGATAGATCATTTCGTACAGCTTGAATTTTCTTACACAAGGTCTTCTTAGTTTCTTTCTCACCAGGTTTGATCTTAAGAATCCCAGCGATACGAACAAGTTCATCCTTTTTCATGTCTGTACATATCTTGCGACCAACTCTGAATGCATTACCATTACCATTGAGTCTGACATTTTCATTCTTTTGAGTATTTTTGAAAGTCACATTCTTTTTATTGGAAAGCTTTTTGATTCTATTGCGAATCTCATCTTTGGTTGCGAGCCTAGAACCATTAATGTTTTTTATCCTAAAGTTGACAACACCCTTGCGCCTAGCAAGTGCTACGAGTTCAGTTTTTGACATGCGTTGATTCTCATCCGAGTTTCTTTTGGTGTATTTTCTCTTTGGTGAAACAGATTTCTTCTTTGGCTTCGACATAGACTTACCAGCTTTTACACCTTTATCAAAAAACCCAGTAACAGTAACCTGACCATCTTCATACAATTTTCCAATTAAATCTTTCGCGGTGTCGTACCCTTTGAGCATACTACCAGGGGTTTTCGCACCTACAACCTGAATGTTACCACTTTTCGAAAAAATCAAAGTCGCCCCTTCAATGGGTATATAAAGGAAGGGTGTCAGTTCTTCAATGATCGACATGTTTGTGATACCGTACATTCTCTGCCGACTCGCGATCATAGGTAAACTGTTAAAAAGACCATTGATTCTAAACTTCCCACTCAAATTGTTATAGGTAAAAGGGTTATATAAGAACTGTTGGCGCTCTGTATAAGTATTAACGATAAAACGACGAAGAAGTTCGGGTTGATTCATGATATTCGTTCCGATAAATCCACCAGAGAATCGAATCTTACCATTTCGGTAAATATTTACAGTACCCCCCTTACTTTCGGTGTCATTGGAAAGTGTGATCATGAACTGTACACTAGCGAAGTTTTTATTAAGAGAACCCTTAGGGCCAGCGTTTCGAGTATGAGAGAAACCCGTCTGAAACTGGCCATAAATACCTTTTATCTCGCGTGTCTCTACATAAAGACCCTCACCGATAGGTGTTTTTGGCAGCGGCGACTTCTTTACCAGCATTTTTTTAAGATCGATGACGGTATCTTTTTGTGCAAACCCAGAATCAACATTAGCGTTGAACATACCTGGGTTGAATTTACTGAATTGTAGAGGGGTTACTACTGGTACATCAAACTCTTGAACCAAGTTTTCGATCATTTTTTCATCATTTGCAGAGAGTTGCACATCATTAAATTCATTTTCTAATGGAGAATCCTCAAATTGTTTAAACGCACCAGCATATGATCGATCATTAACCAAGTTCCTCTGAAGACGTTGAGGAACCTGAACCTGACGAGGCATGGGGCGCATTTGGCGTGGTGGAGTACGAAATCCCGCAGCACGTTCACGCTCTTTACGAAGCATGGTTTCTTCGAGTTCTCTCGCAAACTCATCGTTTGAGTTTGAGTTTGAGTTGGAGTTTTGTGACTGAACCTGAACGCCAGATTGCCTGACAAATTCTTTGACACTCTGGCTCATATTACTATTGGTCACGATTTTTTTAATAGTCCTTGGAAAAGGTGGCATTATCCATCACTACATCGACACCATAAATGACAGGTTGGCTGGGGTAATAATCTCCATTGTATGTTACTTCAGCATTCCTAACTTCGAGTTCTCTTGAACTGAACGGTCCCACATAGAAATCGGGATTGAACTTTTGCTTCCCAAGGTTGTTGGCTTGACAATGTTGATTGAAAACCTGTACGAAGATCTTCTGGGGTACGAAGCAGTCCTTGCCATACTTGATGTTTGTCGACTCTAGGAAGTTGTGGAGTGTATTCGCCACCATTGCCACCTGCTTCTGGATGATCTTGAAATACGGTGGAACGGCATTCCAGATGTCTCTGTTGCGGTACTTGTTTGCGTAATCTAGGTAACCTCTTACACATTTTAGAAGGATGATTGGAAGTTCAGTCTCAAGCTTCTTATCGAGATGTGGGTCTGCTTCACGCACCTGCTTCGTAAAGTTCCATGCGAGGATACGACGTAGTACAGAACCCGAGTTATCTTTCCAGTTCGGGATTTCATTACCCGCAAGAACACCAGGAACCGTCCACACCATTGAAGCAGCAGTCTTGTTCTTCACTGCAACAGAAACGCTTTCACCTGATACAATCGATTGGAACTCCGCCTGTTCGAGTGCTAGGTCAGCCTTAATCTCAGGGGCGACGAACATGAAGGAATCCTTGATCGCAGAAAGACCGAACTTTCTTTCAATATTGTTCGCAAGGGTTCCGACATCTTCCTTTTCATAAAACCTCTCAAACACCTTCGTCAGGAGAGTGGACTTACCTGAACCAGCAATACCTTTGAAGAATGGAATCACCTGCCAGCTATCGAGCTCGCCGACATCGTAACAGAGGCGGCCTCCCATCGCATAGGCCCAGTGACACACTTCTGGTTCGAATTGTTGATACTTCAGGATAGAGTCGAAAAATGGGGTGGGAATGTCTTGCCAGTTCTCAATATGAGAAAAATCATCAAACTGCTGATCGAAATACTTACAGGCGACAATCGTCGGGTCTAGACAAGCAAACTCCTTACTTTCGTATGGGTAGAAACGACAGTCATGCACTCCACGATCAGGTAACCACTCTTTACCGACAAATACTCCATTTTTAAACGCCCACACATGACGCCTCTTTACGATCTCTGGAAATTGTGGATCGATACAAGTTGAAATATTGTCAACCACTTCACGGAACACAGAGCCACGACTCGTAAAGTTCTTCCAGTTATCGAAGTTGTCATCCTTCTGTGCGATAGTGTACACGAACTGTTTGATGTCAAACCTGGGAACCCATGCACGAGTACCACGACGATCGAACGTTTTGATTTCTTCACAGCACTGTCCCTTGTATCGACGATATCCACAATTGTAAAGTTCATCAAGGGTGTACAATAGGCACTTTTGATAGGGTGTACAATCATCGATGGCATCTTCATCCATCGTAGATGGGTCAGAGATGGAACTCGCCTCTGGTTTAGCTGTGGGGTTGACAACACGTTCATACGAAATGTAGTGTCTACGGATGTTATCGTATCCATCGGTCAATTGCTTCAATACATTATTAATACGTTTGATGGGGGTAGTGCCTTCATCCGAAATTTCTTTTTCAATTTTAAGTTCTGATACATGATTTTTTAGTTCGACAAGAAAACGACGTTGGTTATCACGAAGACGCTTAATAGATAATATGTCGATCCTGTCAACCCTGGGGTTATTGTTTTCATCCCAGTTAGAGTGATGCATATACTGACGATATCCAATTTCACGAGCATTCCTAAAATCTTCTGTCCTGAGATCCCAATGTAATTCAAATTGTGTGATCGTATCAATCAACTGTTCACCATTCATCGACTGGATTTGCTGCTTCTGCAACTCCGCGAGTGCTTCAAACCTATTGGGTTCCTTATCGATGAAGTGGGTACCTTCCATTTAACTAATTACAATTTTTTCCTCTAAGCAGATTTCAACTCACTCAAAATCTTTATAAGTATTTTGTTTTGGGTTTGCATTTGTTGACCAATCGTTACTAAGGCTGAACACACCGTGTCACCGTCTGGGGTCGCCATCAGGGATGTCATGAGCCCGGCAATATCCAAACCCTCATCTTCCTCATCTTCGATATCAAAGTCTTCGAGTTCATCATCGGTGACAATCTCACCCTCTTCAATCTCATCCTCTGTCATGTCATCCTCGGTGACTTCTTCAATTTCATCTTCGGGGATTTCTTCAGGCTGTTTCGACATTTGATGTAGACTGAGAAAAATCAGTATCGATAAATGCGCGTTTGGTCAGAATTATTTTCTCTGCCTATAGTACAACAACTCTCAAAATGGCCGGTGGTCTCATGCAACTCGTAGCTTACGGTGCCCAGGATGTCTACCTTACCGGTAACCCTGAGGTGACCTTCTTCCAGGCCAAATACAAGCGCCACACTAACTTCGCGATGGAGAACATCGAGCAGACCGTCAACGGTACTGCCGCCAACTCCGGTCGCGTGTCCGTCACCGTCGCCCGTAACGGTGACCTTGTCGGTGACATGTACCTCGAACTCGAGTCCGATGTCGACACCTCCGCCCTGGCGTGCTGGGTCGCCGAGCGTGCCGTTAACAACGTCGAGCTTTCCATCGGTGGTCAGCGCATCGACAAGCACTACCAGAAGTGGTGGCGTTTGTACTCCGAGCTTTACTTGGATGAGTCCAAGAAGGCCACTTACGGTAAGATGACCACTGCCATCAACGGCAAGACTGTCTACCTGCCCCTCTTCTTCTTCTTCAACAGGAACCCCGGTTTGTACTTGCCCCTGATCGCCCTTCAGTACCACGAAGTGCGCATCGACATCGACCTGGCGTCGGACTTCTCCACCTACTGCAACACCTCTGTGTTCAAGGTGTGGGCCAACTACATCTACCTGGACACCGAAGAGCGTCGCCGCTTCGCCCAGAAGGGTCACGAATACCTGATCGAGCAGGTGCAGCACACTGGTACTGACACCGTCGACACTGGTTCCACCAAGCAGGTTCGGTTGTCCTACAACCACCCCGTCAAGGAGCTTGTGTGGTGCTTCTCCAACACCGTCGCGACGTCTTCCCTGTGGAACTTCACCACTGACACCAACAACATCATCCTTGAGTCCAACGTGTCCGGCATCGAGTCCAACTGCCTCGTGCCCACCTCCCTCTACGGTGCTCCCATGCTTCACGTCGGCCAGGCCGGTTCCTCCGCGGAGTTCACTGAAGAAGCCGTTGGTCCCCTCAACACCTTCAAGCTCATCCTCAACGGCCAAGACCGTTTCAAGGAACAGAAGGGCAAGTACTTCAACCAGGTCCAAGCCTTCAACCACCACACTGGCTCGCCCTACCCTGGTGTCTACTCGTACTCTTTCGCGATCAAGCCCGAAGAGCACCAGCCCACTGGTACCTGCAACTTCTCGCGCATCGATAACGCGCAGGTTGCGGTCACTGCCAACACCCTCAACGGTGCGACTTCCATGCACATGTTCGCCACTAACTACAACGTCCTCCGCATCCAGAGCGGCATGGGTGGATTGGCTTTCTCAAACTGATCTCATTATGGTCTAAAATACCATCATATCATACTCATAAAAATTAAGATACTCAACTATCTTAATTTTTACAATGATAGGGGCGGAAAAGCTATGTGTT